CCTACCAGAAAGCTGGTAAGGGTTATGTAATGTGGTAGTGACTAAAAAATTAAAAATTAGGCGGTGCGGTCAATAACACCAATGCCCAACATACGGCTATCAAGACACGCAAATCCTAGCTCTGCCCAACCAAAGAAACCTTGTTTTTGAACACGAAGTAACGTAGGATCTTCATAAGCTTCATATTCTTTACGTACAGGCATAACTAATGAATCATTAGCAGTCATGTCAAAACCATAAATTTGAGTTTCACCTAAAGTAAGAATGGTACCATCAGCATTAGTTACGTTAGGATTGTCAAGATTATACGCATTGTAATGGTCAGTACCATCAGCTAAGAACTTACCGTACTCAGAAGTGCTACCATTGATATTGTACATACCAGGAGCGCCTAGGTGCTGAACTTCATGTAAGGACACATTCCAGATACTACCCATACCAGCTGCCTGGAATACTTCTCTACGGGTAATAGGATCGATATCAGTTTCGGTCCACTCACGAATATCAGCAGCATCTTCAGGACTAACATAAAGGTCAGTCAAAGTTCTACCAATACGTTTGAAACCAACCATCATTTTATTTACTAATTCTTTAGAAAGATAACCATGACCAGTAGCAGTAGAACCAATCTCGTAAATTGGAGCAGGACGAGCACCTAACAAGCCTTTACCAGAAAAAGCAGAAGTAGCAGCAGGAACAATTACTCTCCAACCACATTCTTCCTCATAATTGGCAAGATCTTTGGCTACACGGAGAGTTGCTCTCTGAGCAATGTCAATACGAGAGTCTCTTGCGTAGGTGATTTTCCAATCAGCAGAGGCATTGATAGTGAAAGTAGGTACATATACCTCTTCACCGATACCTTCGATAAAGTTCTGAGCAGCATAACCTAGACCAGGAAGTACCCATACTGGAATTTCAAAATCCTCAGCAATAGGGTAAACAGCTTGTGCACCAGGAGCTAAACGCTCTACACTGAAAAGCTGACGCATAATAGACTCTAATTCAATCTTCTGAAGAATAGGAGTAGTAAGAGCAGCAGCAAACTCTTTATAAGCAGCCATACCTTCTTCGGTATTTACTTCGGCAGTTTTAGCAAACAACATTTGCATTTCTTTAAGTTCCATTTGAACCTCCATTATAGTATGTAAGTATGGAAGGGTAAGTATTAACTTACCCTTTAATCCATTTTTTTAATTAGACAAGTAATTTAATTCTAATTGGGAATAAGGTAGCGTTAGTAATAGTAGATGTAGCCTTAGCAGCACTAACACCTTTCAATACTTTAGCTACAGCAACAGTACTACAACGCTCGCCCAATGTATCAGTACCATCAGAAGCAGTAGTAGAATTAGTTACTTTTGCTTGGTCAGCAGCAGCATACAAAGTAGCTCCAGGGACCATAGTTTCACCTGCGTCAACAGTATTAGCAGCAGCACGCCCACAAGTATAATGAACAGTCTCCCAAATACCAAGGTGAGCAACACCTACAGGCACAGTATCAGTACCAGTAATGGCACCAGTAGCGTCATAAATAGGTTGAGCAATAGCGTCACTAGAACCCATATCACCAGGAAGTACCATACCTACAGGATGTACAGAGTGGTAACCTGTTTTTACTTTCTGCATACAAAAGCCGAAAGGATCTGAAGTAACACCGTGAGCCATCTTCTTAACGATAGAGTCTTCAGCAGTAGGATCTAAATAAACAACAGACCCAGCATAAGCAACTACACTACCTGTACCGGTAGCAACAGCAGAGCTGCCATATTTACAAAATTGATTTTCAACCACAGGATGTCTTGGAATAAACATATTTTTTCCTCCTCAATTATTTACTTTTAATAGCGTCAGCCATAGCTTGTCCTAATTCTGCATACTTAGAAGTAAGCGTCTGAGGAGTAGCTGTTTCCATGTTTAGTGCAGCCTGTGCTGACTGTTCTAGATCTACTTTGGCTGGGATTACTTCTTCGGGTTTTTCTACAGCAGAAGCTTTGATTTTTAATGTTTCTAAAACCTGAGCTTTAATTGAAACTAATTCATCTTTATATGCAGCAAAGACTTCATCAGACATAATCATTACTTTGGTTTTTTGAAGAGAAGCATCTTCTCTAACTACACCGGCAGTAGTTAATTCAATCATACGTGCCTCAGCAGTGAGTTCTTGCTTCATTGTAGATAGCTCTAAAGAGACTTTCTCAAGCTCTGTCTCTAAAGCTTGTTTAGCTTCTAAAGCGCTAGATACTTCTAAAGCTTTTTCAGCAGCTACGGCTTCTTTCTCAGCTTTGATAGCTTCTACTTCAGCCTTAACTACTTCTAATTCTGAAACTGATGCCGCTAATAGTTGGTCTTTCTCAACTAAAGTGGTGGTTAATTCAGCAAGCTTATCAGCTGAAGCTTGTAAAGCGTCCTGAGTTTTTTGTCGAATTGTCTCGTCTTCTTTACTTGCAAAGATTTCAGAAACAATCTTCAAAACCTGATCTTTTAATTTATCTTCCATTATATATCCTCCTAGTTAAAACAAACTGTAATTTATCTTCTATAACTAACCTAATATCACTATTCCTTACCTATGTCCATAACCTTTCTTTTAGCAAGAAGCTAAAAGTTTATCAATACGTTCTAAAATGTTTAACAATTCTTTATTTTTTTGCAGTGTACCAACAGTATCAAAAACTGTTTTGTTAACTTCAGTTATACTATACATTTCATTCGCAGAAACATATATCATATCACCATAATAAAAACGAAGACATGATGGGTCTTTAGCTTCACCAAAAATAGGACAACTTGCATCATATTTGGAACACCAATTTTCTTTGATAACTGTGGAATCTTGGTCTTTAACTATTGAATCATTTAATTCTTTATAATATGAAACACATATACCTACAGTATCATTCGCAGCTTTAACTTTATTATTGTCTATACTACTGTAGGTTACATTAATACCATCTAAAATATCACCATCAAGTATTACATCTGCAGTAGTATCTATAGAGGCAGTAGTTTCAAAAATGATAGAAGGTGGGTTGGCTGGATTCTCGACAATACCTACACCAGAGAAACAAATACCTCTTAGTACTCTAGCTACTTTACCTTCGTCTACAACTTTACCTGCTTTTACAATTTTAGCGTGCTTACCCATAAGGTCATCAGCACTACCAATATCAAAGCCCATTAACTTAGCTTCATCCAAGGTTAAAATAGTACTACCAACTAAAATATCATATGATTGGTAATAAGCTTCCATACTTACAAAAAGCTTACCCGACTTAATAGACTCTACAACTTCTGGGAATCTAGTCTTATATATAACACTTGCTATTTCTATATGTAAAGGTTGCTTGTCCAATTCTATAGCGTCCTTACTACCTAAAGTTATATTATCAATGTAATTACCTTCTTTATCGGTGAAAGCATGCTTGTATATATGGCCAACTATTTTCTCTTCTTCATGCTCCAAGTCTACAGCTTTACCAGGTACAGTGCTACTAGCTTTTACTAATTCACTTGGTAAAAAGTGAGCATAATTTAGATTAGTGCCTGTACTAACAAACCTACTAGTGAAGTAAGCTAAATCAGGTTGTCTTTCTTCAATATCTGGAAGGTCTATTACAGAAGCTACCTCTTTCCTTAAAGCTGTGGTTTCCTCCACAGACCTTAATTTAGCTGTAATATAAAATTTATTTTGCATCCAAGGGCCTCCTATATAACTATATTATTGGATATTATTAATCTCATCAATTATAAAAGCTTTCTCTTCATCAGACATATTTTTAATAATTTCTATAAATGAAGCTTTAGCCGGGTCTATTTTATTATCTTGTGATTTGCTTGGATCTGTATTTTTAGTTTTTTTCTTAGCTGGTTGGCCAGTAGGTCTACCATTTGAAGGAGTACCTTTTGGTGCCTTCTGCACATCCTGAAGTGCCGACCTTTGGAAAGGACTACCAATTATACCAAAAACACCTTCTTCAACTAAAGGCAGCTCTTTCTGCATTTGGCCTAGTTCATTCTCGTAATCAAATCCAAGACTTTCTAAAGCAGTTTCATAGGATAGCATACGCCTATCAACCATAGTAGATATGACATTTTTGTATAAGATATCATCTCTTAATACACTGTCATCCCATCTAACTTTAGGAAATCTTTCAAATCCCATAGCTTCAGCTATCTGCCTATATTCAGCATAAATCCATTTTGTGACTTGACGCCTAGCATATTCAATATCCTCTCTAACACCGCGTACTGCCCACTCTACATCAGCAGTAGTACCAAGACCATCCAGTAGAGCCCTAGTAAAAGATAAACCACCAGTTATGTCTTCATTTACCTGTATATATTTGTCTTTACCTAAAATAGCTTCTATTTCTGGAGATACTATTTTTTCTACTTTTAAAGTATGGTTCCACACAACATCGAAACTCTTACTAGGTGTATCAAATAATTTAGCTACAGCTTCTAGTTCTTCTTGTGAAACTACAGGATATTCGTCGTTACCTATAGTGATTTTGAGTATGTAATTAGATATGCCGTCTAGAGTGCTCAAATCTGCCTGCTGTAGGGCTTTTTTATATTCTAGGCTATCAAATACCCTTGCTGTTCTAGGACGTGCGTAACGTTCGTATGGCTGCTTCTTATAAGTTATAATACCGACCAACCTAGAGTCGAGTTGATACTCTCCACCAGACTCTACTGCTTTTTTTAAGTCCGAAGGCAAAGACTTAATTAATTCTTTCTCTTCGTCGGTTAATAGTTTACCTTCTTTTTTTAATAACTCTCCTAATTCAGTAGGTGGTGTCAAACTTACAGCCACTTTATTGAACAGGAGATTACCTGTTATATTTACTAAAGTAGGATTTAATACGGTATAGCCGATAGGTAAATGACCTTTAGACCATATTTTTTTAGCAGCCCCTTGCTCTAAATTTCCTGTAGCTTTGGGTTTAGACTTAGATCCTACTGGAAGTATCGTAGATACACGTGGTTCGTAAGCGGCTATATATTTATAAGTAACTACATTAGATGTTCTAAATAAGTCTAAAAATATCCAATCTATTACTTCTTCAAAATTTACGTCAAATACCCAAGTATCATAAAAATTCTTAATTTCTGGGTCATCTATATCATTCTCAAAACCCTTACTAGCTAAAGAAGAAAGTATATTAATAACAGATCCTACTATAGGCTCTGTGTAGTAATAACGCATAGCTTTCTCGTATAACTTCTTAGGATCTTCGTCGTAACTATCTTTTTTTGACCCTAAATCCATATAAGATCTAGAAAGAGAGTCTCTAGTTATAGTA